GAAATTAAAGTCGGAATTTCATGATTATGAAACATCAATTGCATTCGGTCGCGAGCATGATAACATTGAGCTCGCATATTTCTAATTTCTCCTTTAGAATCTTTATAAGAATATTCAACTGAACCAAATGCTCCTTTAATTTCTTCAAAATCAGATTCTTTTATATAACCACCATCCTTAACCATAGATTCAGGTTTGCGTGCCCATTTCCCTTGTTTTTGGGCTGTAGAATGAACCATCCTGCAGTCCTGTTGCATCACTTTGGCACAACGTATGTTGTTGCATGGAATTTTACTAAAATATTCTTCAGCTCCTTCATGCACGAAAGGACACTTACCCTTCCTCAAACAACCACGTTTATTTCTTTCCGCATGACAAAAACCTATCGATTTCTGTTTAGCTTCTAAATGTCTCACTGGCGCTTTCCTTAACATAAATAAATCAAGGATAACACACACTAAATTGCTACCAAACGCTAAACCAGCGCCTTGAATAGCAGCTTCGCCAAAAGACATACCAGCTTCCATTTGCGGAATATTAGAACGAGCTCTATCAAGATTAGATTTAAAAAAATCTTTAACTTCATCTACTCGAGCTGGAAATTTTATAACTTCCATAGTGCCACCAACACTTAGAAAATGGGTCTGAACGGAACCATCTTTAGTTGTTCTCTCAACAACTACATAAAAAGGGGTTTTCTCAGGCATTCCTTTAACATGGTCAATATGAATTTTATTATCACTTTCTATGCCTCCACCAACGGAGACATAGTCATCATGACCAGTAGGACCAGCATTGTGGAATTCTTCCCAAAAATGCTCAAACTGAGCTGCGGAAGTCGCCATCATATCACCAAATGATTCATCATCAATGTAAGTGAAATAACGCGTATCCCACATGCCGGAAAAAGGATCAAAGAAATCGTAAGGCATCTTATCACCAGGTTCACGTTTCTTAGATTTAAGCCAAGAATCTGTATATAATTCAAACAAACTAGTATCAAATCTCCTTTTATCTCTATGCCGACGTTTACCATCAGCTTCGAGTTTAGGTTCTTCTTTCTTTTCCTCTTGTTCATCATCTTTCTTCTCGCTTTTCTTCAACCAAACAATAGCTAAAATAACTAAAACAAACATTCCAGCTATCACCCATGGATTTCTGAGACATTCTGCAATAGACATTTTCTCTATTTTATCAACAGTAATATGTCCCAAATTAGCAATATCTGGCTCAATAAAACCTTGAGCATTAATTGCAGGAGAACGACCAGCTGATTTAGCTATATCAGCCAAACGAGCAGCCTCTAAATCCTCCTCACCCCCTTGCGTAAACAAAGGAGCATTAGCTAAGCGAAAAGAAGTAACAGCAGAAATATGCTCCACTGATTGTTTATGGGTCTTCCAAAATTGTGGTTGTACTCCACAAGCACCACAAATATTAGTTTTTGAATCTTTAAGTCCCATAAAGGCAAAGCAATCACAACCGATTCCTCCAACATGAACCACCCCTTTTCGCCAACAATGAAAAGGTGGCAAAACAGGGCAGTCCATCCTAAGCAGCCATTGATCATCATCATCTTTCAAATCCAAAGCTGACCTAGCTACTTTTAAATAACTTTCCATATTTTGCTGCAAAACAGCAGCACCTTCACTAGTAATCTCGGCAATGTTCAAAAGAACTACGCCATCATTACGTTTCTGTGTAGGTCCAGTAATTACCATTACTGGTTTGGAAAGAGAATCTCTGTGATCTCTATTATAATGCACAGTAGCCACAGGGGCCGTCATTCTTCGTACTTTGCCTGCGTCTGCACACAGCAAACACCAACCAACAGGGGCTTCCTCCTTATTATCATTAATTGTGGGAATCGGAGAAGTTTCATCATGCATCACCAAATCGTTCTCTGGTAATATCTTTGCATGCTTTGATTCAGCATTTTCCTTTTGACGTTGAGGAGCACTCTGCTCTAGAGCTACTGTAGCAGAATTCTTCTTTTTCCTAGTCTTCTTCTTCTCCGTTTTCTTCTTATCATCGTCCTGTATTTTAATATCAGTAGCAGCTTCAATATCACTCACAGCATCTTTAATATCTTGCGAATCAACAGGGCCTATTACACTAGTAACTAGTTTCATTTTCATCAAACGATTAAGCATTCCTCTAGCCTTATGTAATGCCCAAGCAACAATATGAGGCTGACTACACCAAAAAATAACAACTGCTAAGGAAAAATACCCTAACAATTGCCGACGAGATAGGCCACGCCACCACCTCATGAAACCTCCTTCCTCTTTCTCTTTAGCCTTAACTTTATCTTTATCCAAACCCTCCAAAACTGGAAGTTTAG